CTAGGACGCCCTCCGGCGCCTGCTGCGCCGCTGCTCGCGGAGACGCTGCAACCGGTGCACGAGGGCCGGATAGGCGGCAAGCCCGGCAGGTTGGTCGATGAGGTGGTCGACGACCTGCCAGAACCGTGGCTCGGTGTAGCCGAGCTCGACTCGGGCACTAGTCACGCGCACGGCCTCACGTGGTCCGTAGGTCTGCGCGGCCAACTGCAGTGTCATGTGCTCGCGGACTGTGAGTCCGGCCCCCATCGTCGTCACGGGGCAGAGGTTAGGACTGCCCGGCCCCTACCACCGGTCCGGCCCCTCGCCAGTAGAAGTCAGGAGAGGGGCCGAACAGGTCTGCTGAGGTAGCAGCCAAACCGCTGCTGCAACTTCACTGGAGGCAGTAGGAGATGCTGCTGGATTTCAGGTTATTCCGGGAGTACATCCTCCGGTTCGCCCGTCGCAACAACGTCCTCTGCGTAGGGCACGACGTAGCCGTCCTGCTTGGGCGTACCGATCACGAGACCTTGCGGGTGCGCCACTGCCCAAAGGCGCTCCCCATCCGGCACCTGCGACTCGCCCTCGGAGAATTTTATGTGCTTTGAGCCAGCCTGCGCCTCGTTCAAGAAGAGCGTCAGGTTCAGGTCTTCAGGAAGACGCGGAAGCAAGAACTCAGGATCGACTGCAACCTCAACCCAGATCACGTCTCCTAGAGCAACCTCGCCGGCCCCTTTGCTCACGCTGTCAACTCGCACCGCGAGGGCCGACAAGTGAGCGGCGAAGGGATCTTCACTCGATTCTCCTTCGATGCGGCCAGGGACCGCCTGCACCAAGGATCCGGAGATCGCTACCGACGACCGCTCGGCCACCTCCTCATAGCTGAGCGCCTGGTAGTCGAACTGCGTCGTGGTCGCGAACATCTCGATGAGCTCGGATGGTGACGTCTCGGCGACGGGCGCAACCTGAGATGCGCCGTCGGTCCCGACAGCGGTCTCGCTGCCGCAGCCGGCTGTCAGAAGGGCGAGCGTCAGGCCCAACCCAGCGCCTAGAATTTGAGTCTTGGTTCTCGAATCCAACATGCTGGCTCCCGCAGATAGATGATCAGATGAGTCTTCGACGTGGCACGGTAACTTTTGGTTCCGAGCCCGAGCGCGCTTGAGTGGCATCAGAAAAGGTCGTTGATGTAGCCCTTATGCACGCCGCCGTACTGCACGTGTCCCGTCGACACAGGTCCACGGACCAGGCAGTCCCCATAGGGCGGGTCATGGTGGGTCTGGCCGACCGAATGCCCAACTTCGTGGCAGGCAGTCTTGTTGAGGTTGAGCAAGAACGGCCCCGCCTCGGCAGCAATTACTTCTGGCCACAGGGTGACGATGGCCTTGCCGCAGATCCCGGACGACGGGTTATAGGTCACGCAACGCCAAGCACCACGTTCATCACCTGCCTGCCCCCCGTCACCGGCTCGGAATTGAACGTCGGTGGCGGTCCCGCATTCGGCTTGCTGCGTGCCATAGAACTCGGTCTGGGCTTCGAGATTGTCCATGGCGTAGCGCTGGGCCGCACGCACGTTCGGGTTGTCGTCCGTCGTGGTGCCGAAGCACCAGACATGGTTCTTATTGTCTGGTGATACTCCTGAGGGATGTGCAGACGCGGCAGTGGGATGGAGCGCCACCACCAACATCAGGACTGCCAGTGCCGCGAGAGAATGGAATCGCTTCGACCAAGACATTCGACCACCTACATCTCTGTGACGGTCATGCCGCCAGTGCTGGGGGTTGAGATTGGAAGGCGACCATAAGTCAAGAGGGCGTCTTAGGCACCAGGTATTGGACACAGTCAGGCGCGGTCTAGACCACTAGTGGATCAGTCTGCAACCGATGACCCACTTCTACCGCCGGCTTCGCATCGACCAACCGATGAGGATGCCGCCAGCGGCCGCGGCGACGTGGGTGAGCACCAAGAACGGATCCACTATGGAGCAGAGACGGGAGGGATGAAGGCCTCCACCACGCCCCGGTTGCTCCGGTACTTGCGGCTTCCGGTCTTGGTCACGAGTTCGAGCTTTACGAGGTCGTTGAGATCGCGTGCGGGCACGCGTTCGCCGCACTTGCCGTAGAGCTTCGCGAGGCGGGTGGTGAGTTCGGTGGCAGCCTCCGGCGACACCGCTTCATCGTGCGGCATGGCCAACGCCAGGTGCCGCTGACGAGTGCGCGCCGGCGTGCTCGGCTGGTCGCGAAACTTCTCGTAGACGTAGCTCTCCCAGTGGATCGTGAGGCTCTCTGCTCGGAGGACCTTCACTGCGTCGCGCAACTCGTCGAGGAAGCCCTGCACGGAGTAGCCGACGAAGTGAAGGACGTCGCGCTGCGCAGCGTCCAATGCGACGTAGTAGGCATCGCGCGTCTTGTTGTAGTGGTCCGACAGGAAGTTGGTGGCCACGAGCGGGATGACACCCGACTCGGACAGGATCTGCACCTCGACCAGGCGAGCAAGTCGCCCGTTGCCGTTGCCGAAGGGGTGCACCCAGGCGATGTAGAGGTGCGCCAGGATGGCGCTCAGCACAGCGTTGACGAAGCGGTCCTCGCGGCGAGAGTCCGTGGTAACGGTGTCTCGAAGTTCGTCGAGCCACTTGACGAGCTGCTGGGTGAGGTCGGGCACCTCCGTCCAGTGGGGCGCCTTGTAGCGCCCGGCTGCAACGTCGTGCTCTCGGAAGCGGCCAGGAACCACCTCGGGGCCCTGCGGGGTGTCGCGAAGGACTTGCTCATTCAGCCGGCAGAGGCGAGCCACGTCGATGGGAAGGCGAGCTCCCTCGTGAAGGGCGGCGTCAATCTCGGAGATGGCAGCGAGGATGTTCCTGACTTCCGTCTCGAGGTAGGTCCGGGACTCGGAGACGTTGGCGGTGCCCTTGTCGACAATGGCCTGGACCTCAGAGTCGGAGAGCGTATTGCCTTCGATCGCGGTCGTAGCTTGGACGCCGCGGGCCAGCGACACCGACATCATGGTCTGCGCCGCCGCGGGCTTGAGGGGGACGCCTGCGAGGTGCTGGCACTTGCTCATCGCTTCGCCGATCGCGATCCACGTGCCGGCGCCGATGCGGTCGGTCTCGATGTTGAAGTTGATGAAGGGGTGGGAAGTCGCGCTCATGCGCCATAGTTACGCATCGTGACTGCGTTCACAAGTGGAAACGCCTTATTGACCCCCTAGTTTGTCCATTTGTTCATCCTCGGCGTAATCCGCTGGCTTGACGGGCAGCATGACGTGCAGAACCGCCCCCACTCCGGGCCGGAGCCTGGGTGGGGGCGGTGTTCCCGTCGGTAGCGGGTCAGTGGGTGCAGCGGTGATGCAGGACGTGACCGAGGACCGGGCCGAGGGCGTAAGCCACCGCGAGGGTGGCCAGCCGGCGGCGCACGGCTACTGCTTCGGTGCGGCCGCGAGGAATGGCAGGAAGCGCCGCAGCCAGGCCTCCACGCCGGGGATCGCCATGATGCGGGTCACCGCGGCCGCGACGCCGAGCACGACGCCCAGCCACGGCAGCTGCGCGACGGTGAGGCCGGTCGCGCCCACGATGAGCGGCGCCAGGACGCAGAGCCCGATGAACGCCTGGAAGACGGTCCGCGCCGTCGACCGCCACGGGCGGCGGACCTGGGTGGGCGAGACCACGACCGCGGTGCGGGTGGAGCCGTCGCGGGCGTTGGCCGTGACGGGGACGACCTCGGCGGCCGGCTGCGGGACGTCGACGCTCGGGCTTCTGTAGTTCATCGGATCTCCTTCGGTGGGTTGGGCGGGCTACGCACGGCCGAGGAACTGGATGACGCCGCGCAGGGGTCGGTGGTCGTACTCGTCCGGCATGGGCACCTCGCGGTCGGGGACGACGCGGCCCCAGCCGACCCACTCGACGCCCCAGCCGTAGAGGAAGGCGCCCACGATCAGGCGGCCGCCGCGGTGGTCGCCGATCGTGCGGACGCCGCGCGCGAAGATCGACTCGCCGTTGAGCCAGCTGCCGAGCCGGCGGCGCTGCGCGGGCCGCTTCTGGTCGAGGTTGAAGTCGCCGATGACGAGCGAGAACGCGCGCGCGACCAGCCGCGGCGCCCCGGTGCGCGCTGCAGCCCTCGCCCGCCGCCCGAGGCGGGTGAGGCCGGTGCGCGCCGACTGGACCTTCAGGTCGGCGCTGCTGCGCAGTCCGTCGCCCCACTCGATGCCCGAGTTGCTGTGGGTGATGAAGACCTTGAACCGGCGCTGCGACGCGACGTGGCGGAAGCGGAAGCGGCCGGCGAAGACGTTCTGCCAGTCGGGCAGCCCGGGTACGTCGGTGAACCGGACCACGACCGCGGCGAGGGTGCGCGACGGGAGGTCGAGGCGGATCGTGTCGAGCCGGTGGACGGCGAGGAACTCCCCCGCCTTGACCGCCGCCCAGCCGTCGGGCAGCTCGGCGCGCACCTCCGCGAGCACGCCCTGGTCCTGCGACTCGGTCGTGCCGATGAGCACGACGTCGGGGAACTCGCGGATGAGGCGTGCGAGGTAGCGCCCGGTCGTCTCGCCGGCCGCGGACCAGTGGCCGGCGGCGAACAGGAACGGCAGTCGGTACTTGCGCCACCCGCGGGGGATCTTCATCGAGGCGGGAGGTCCTTGAGCGACTGCTCGAGGATCCGGTCGGCGCGACGGAGGTCGGTGATCTCGCGGTGCACGGCGGTGCGGGCGTCGGGGGTGGCGTCGAGCAGCGCGACGGCCTGGTCGATCTTGGCCTGCGCCTCGGCGAGCCGGTTGCGCGCGCGGGTGACGCGGGTCCGGGTCGGCTTGGGCGGCGGCGTCGCGAAGGTGGCGCGGTAGTCCTTCATGGTGAACACCCGCTCGGGCTTCGGTCGGTAGGCGCCCTGGACGTCGGGGCCGTCGCCCTTGAGGCCATTGCGGCCGCGGAAGAAGGAGCCGATCTGGCGCAGCGCGGCTGCGGCGATCCGTCGCGCGTTGGACCGCGACTCGAAGACCAGCACGTAGTGCCCGTGGGCGCCCCAGAGGCCGGGCACGTAACCGCGCGGCCAGCCGATGAACCCGACGTCCTTGAGCGCCCGGTCCTTGCGCGAGATGTCCCAGGGCGCGACGTCGATCGCGCGGCCCTCGATGTGGGTGCCGCCGGACGCCGCGGCGCCGCCGATGCCCTGGATGATCGTGAGCTGGTAGCCGAGGATCGCCTCGGCGACCTTGGTGGCCGCGATCGTGGCGTTGTCCAGGAGCTTGCCGTGGTACGTGCTCAGGGCGTAGGGGTCGGGCACGGTCGTTCGTCGAAGGACGCGGTCGAGGATGCGGGGCATGGAGATCTCCTTCGGGGATGGCTGATCACCGCCCGTGGTGAGTCGGGCGGTGCGGAGGCGGAGGGTCAGGGGGTGAGGGGCGGCGGGATCGCGATGCCCGTGGCGCGCATGGTGTCTTCGAGCTGCGCGACGCGCTCCTCGAGCCGCGCGGAGCGCTCGGCGAGCTCGCCAGCATTCCTCGCCGCGATCCCGGCACGGCGCTCGGCGTCCTTGGCGCGCTGCTCGGCCTCTTCAGCGCGGCGCTCGGCCCGCATCCGGGCTCGCTTCTCGTCGTTGAGGTCGATCACGAGACCGTCGACACGTCCCTGCAGGGCGTCCAGGGACTCCTTGAGCACGGACAGGTTGACGCTCTTGTCGCCCTGGTCGACCTTGCGGCTCTCCAGGGCGTTGGTGGCGGCCTGTGAGCGGCGGTTTGCGCGGTTGGTGCCGTACCAGATCAGGAGCCCAACGACGCTGGAGACGATCGCGGACTGGACGGCGGGGTTCACCGGGTGCGCTCCGCGAGGTCTTCGAACGCGACCTTGGGGATGCGCAGGCAGGTGAGGAGGATCGCCGAGTAGAGCACCCACGCCACGGCGCTGCCGACGGCGCGCAGGGGGGCGTCGTAGAAGAGCCAGCCGCAGACGTAGCCGGTGGCCCAGAGCCCGGACCAGATCGCCGCGGCGCGGTAGCCCCACTGGTCGAGGTTGTCAGAGAGGTAGCCGGCGACGATCGCGAAGGTGCCCACGACGACGAAGATGAGGCCGTAGGGCCAGGCGGCGCCGCGGGTGAGGGTGAGCGCGAACTCGAGGTAGCCGCGGGTCAGGGCGGGCAGGGTGGTCCCGAGGTAGTTGAGGCCGCCGACGATGATGAACGCCCAGCCGAACAGCCAGAGGACTAGGCCGCGGACGGTGGGAGGCCAGGGCCGCCGGTGGCGAGCTCTGGGATGGCTCTGGGCATCGGACACGGGGGCTCCTCGCGGGTCGGGCCTCGGGCGTGACGACGCCGTGGCGTGGGTGGTGCTACGGAGGGCCCGGTGCTCTCGCGTCCAGGCGGGCCCTCCGTGTCCGTGGGGGTGGTGCTTCCGTGCGGGGCCGCCGCCGGCGGGCTAGGGTCCCCGGTCATGCGCGAGTGGGGTACCGAGGAGTGGTCGACCGTCGCCGAGATCGTCGCGGCGGTCGGCACGGTCGCGGCGGCCGTGGTAGCTGCGTTCACTGCCTGGCAGGCTCGTCGAGCCGCCGAGGCAAGCCAGGAAGCCGCATCGACGGCGCGCCGGGCGCTGGCCCTGCACTTCCAGCCTCTGGGTGGCTACTCGCTTGGCGACACCTCTCACGGTGGCGTTCCGTGGCTCCTATGGGACTTCCACGTTCCGGCACCCGACCGCGTCTTGGTTCGGTGGCAGACATCTGACGGACGATTGCGCGAGCGCTACGGCACCCGAGGAGCACTGTTCGAGCTCGAGGGGGTCACCCTCGCTCAGGGCACCGAAGGCGACGCCACGTCGCAAGGGTGGCTCGTGCTCGATGAGCTCGAGTTGCGGGTGCACCTCGGCGGCGCCTGGTGGTCACTGGTCGTTCCGGTACGTGAGATCGCGACCAGCGATGGCGTGCTGGTGCGGGGTGTGCCCGACGGCCACATGGCGCCGTTCGAGTTGGTGGGCTGACGCGCTTTCCCTAGATGGCCTTGAAGGCGGCCACCACGACATCACGCCACAGGTCGTAGCCTGCCGCGTTCGGGTGCGTGACGTCGGCCTTGAGGTCGGCCGCCCAGTCTCCGTAGTCGAGGAACGCCTTGTAGGTGTCGATCGCGTCGACCTGGTTGATTCGGGCGTAGGCGAGGGTGTCCGTGCGGCGGCGGGCGTGCTCGGCGGCCCAGTTTGTGACGGCGGGCGTCTCGGGGTTCTGGGTCAGCAACACCGGGGGTGCAAGGGGCAGCCGCGCCTTGACAGCCGCCAGCCAGCCGGTCAGGAGGTTCGACCACAGGACGCCCTGAGCCAGGCCCTCGTTGTGGGAGCTGGAGAGGATCGTGACGGCCTGGCCGTAGTCCGGGGTCATCTTGGGCAGCCGCACGCTGTCGTTGAGGTAGGCGATGTTCGCCCCCGAGCGCGATCCATTGACGATAGTGCAGATCGGGGCCCCGACGACGATGGCGCTGCTGATGTTGTACGGGGGCCAGAGGTCGGGTAGAGCGGGGACGATGTTGGGGCCGTCCTCGCCGTCGCGGATGCGGATCTCGTAGACCTTCAGCCCAGCGTTCCCAATACCGGCCGCGACGCCGCCGACCTCGTAGCCCACGTTCGGGTTGAAGAGCGTCACAGTGCCCGCCGAGGTCTGGGTAGTCCCGACCTGGGTCCAGGTGACGCCGTCGTCGCTGGTGTAGCACTTCAGTACCTTGTTGCCCGAGCCGTCGTTCGGGGTGAAGACCCAGCGGAGCCACTTGGTGGAGCCGTCAGTGAGACCGAGGACGGCGCCCGGGCTCACGGTGGCGAGGGCGGTGCCATCGACGGAGTAGACGAAGGTCATGAGTCCTGCGGTGTTGACCAGGACGTACCAGCCTCGTGTGCCGCCGGCGCCGGAGCGGCCGGCCATGATGGTCTGCGCCCCGGGAGTCCAGTCCGCCATGCTGACCTTGATCTGGACGTCGATCGTGCCTGCGAGGTGTGGGGAGACCAGGGGGTCGAGTCGCCTGGTGGTAGTTCCGGTGGAGCAGTCGAGGTAGCGGACCCCGGCGGTCCCGGTCTGCATGACGGTCGTCGGGCCGTAGCGCTGGTTGGCGTCGTCCCACAGGCGGTAGTGGAAGGTCCACGCGGGGAACATCACCATGAGCAGCTGGGCGAACCGGTAGACCCACTTGATCGAGGCGTCTGCTGCGGTGGAGTCGGACAGCACCTGAATGGCAGTCGATCGGGTGGCCGCAGTGAGGGAGGCCTTCAGCGACTCGAATGCGCGCACGGGCGCCGCGAACCGCGCCCGTCCCGCCTCCCCGAACGCCTGGCCGACCTCGCTCTCAGGGTCGGGGATGTCGGTCGCCACGGTGGTCCGCACGAAGACCTCGGAGTCCACGAGCTTGGCCGCCGCCTCGACGGCCGCCGCCTGCGCGAGCGCAACCGCCTCGGACCAGGAGTCCGGCAGCGAGATCGTCGCGCCGCCCTGCGTGGTCGCGGGGATGAGCTTGTCCGCGTCGATCGGGGAGCCGTCGCCCTCGGGGATCGAGAACGGTCCCAGGGTGGCCGTCGAGACCGGCCGTGAGACGCCCTCGGCGTAGAACTCCAGCCCGATGATGTAGTAGTGGGACTGCTTGCCTTCGGTGACGTCGACGATGGCGCCGTTGAGGAGCCAGCCGGCCTGGTCGGTGACGGGCAGGGGGAACTCCAGCTCGAGCCCGGCCTCGTTCTCGTAGGTCTTCTCCACCGAGCGCACGGCGGTGCCGGTGGCGGCCCAGACGAGGTCACGCGAGGACTTCACGGTGGCCTTCACGCCGAGGGCGTCGCCGGCCTCCATCGTGGTGCCGGGTCCGAGGGTGACGAGGCGGGTGGTGATGCCTGCGGGGAACGGCATGGGGTCTCCTTCGGGAGGGTGCGGCGGGTGGGGAGGGTCAGACGGCGCGGATGATGAACCAGAGAGCGCGCCACGGCGGAAGCCCCTCGGATGGGCTCCCGGTGATGCCGGCGCCCGAGGAGGTAACGCCGCCGGACATCGCATGGGTGCCGGTCGTGACCCTGTTCGCCGTTCCGGTGTTCGGGCCCTCGTCGGAGTTCACGTTGTGTGCGGCGACCGCGAAATTGTCCGTGTGCGTGTGGTTCGGGGTGCCGTGCGTGTGCGTCACGGCGCCGCCGGTGGTGCCCAGCGCCTTGGTGCCCGCGCCGATCGGGAAGCGGTCAGTAAGGTCCGGCAGGGTCGTGCCCCCGAGGTGGGCCTCGAGGCGGGGGTAGGTCTCGCCGTCGAACTCGGTGCCGTCCAAGGCGAGCCAGCCCGGTGAGATGTCGGCCTTGGCGCCGTAGAACATCTCGACGTGCCCCACTGGCTGCATCAGCTGGCCGAACGTGAGGCCGTCGGCGCCGCCGCTCGGCGAGGGCACGAACGTCGGGGTCGCCACGCCGCCGTCGACGCTGAAGCCGAGCGTCATCAGCCACTTGTCGGTCGTGATGGCGTGCTTGACCGAGGTGACCCGGTCGGCCTCGTCGAGCTCGGCGGTGTCGTTGACGACGTTGACCAGGTCGTAGAGGTCGCGGCGGGCGTGAGTCGCGACTGCGGCGGCCGTGGGGAACGGGATCGTCACCTCGTTGACGCGGACCTGCGGCACGGCGTTGGCTGCCAGGATCGCGGACGCGAGGGCCTCGATCGCGGTCTCGTCCTCGATGGCCGCCTGGATCTTGAAGTCGGCGGAGTGGGTGCCCCACTCGTCGGCCGACGCCTGATCGACGTAGGGCCCGTAGGTGATCTCCTCGGTCTCCCCTGTCGACGCGTTGCGGCGCAGGAAGATCACCTTCACCGAGTTGATGCACCGGTCGGTGTCGTAGTCGATCGCTACGTCGGCGTTGTAGACGCTCTCGTCGAGCACCGCGACCGGGGTGGCGGAGATCTCGTCGCGATCCCAGACCTGCAGCACGCCGCGGCGGTCGATCCAGGCGTAGCCGAGGTTTGAGTCGCGGGTGAGAACGACCTGGTCCATCGCGGTGGCCTGGTCGTTGACGGCCACCACCTCGACGTCGTCGGGGTCCACCTGGTTGCCTGAGCCATTCACGTTCCACGGGACGCCGCAGCCCTCGAGCACGTAGGGCAGGTCCGCGATGTCGGCAACTCCCTCGTGGCGGGGCCGGCCGAGGGTGGGCATGTCGTCTGTGGCGGTCAGGGTGATGCGCGCGCGCTTCGTGGCCTCGCGTTGCGTGAGCGAGTAGCTGACCTTGCCGTTGCTGACCTTGCCTGTAAAGATCGGCTCCCACGTGCCAGCGCCCGTAAGAGCGCGGAGACGGATCCGGCGACCGGGGCGGATGAGGGTGCTCTGCGAGGGGTCGAGTGTCGAGTCGGCGATCGTCGCGGTGAGGACGCCGAGGTTGAGCTCTGAGCGCTCCACGCCGATCTGCAGGGTGGGGCCGAGGACGTCGACGTAGGGCACTGGGGCGATGTACGGCAGGATGCCGGACCCGAGTGCCGCCGAGGTGTTGGCGACAGCCACGGTGGCCTCGGTGAACTGCAGCCACGACCCAGCCGGCGCCGGCATGAAGCCGGACCCGACCGGAGCGGTGGCCAGCAGGGCGACACCGAGGGCGACGTAGTGCGTGCCGGCCGGCGCGACGATGGGCGCGGGGGTGCCCTGGCGCGCGGCCTGCGGGAGCAGCTTGTCGACGATCTTGACCAGGCCGGCGGGAAAGCCGCCGATAACCCCGTCGAGCGTCCCGGTGACGTCGAGGAACGCGATGAACGCCACCAGGCGGCCGCCGCTGGTGTCCGCGGGTAGGTCGGAGGCCCCGGCCCGGAACGACGCGGCGACGTACTGGCCCGGGGTCATCGGGTGGGGCTCGGTGTAGACGCCGTTGATGGAGGGCGAGCCGAGGGTGTGACGGAGCCACGGTTGACCGCCGACGTCGACGCCGGCCAGGACGTCGTCGAAGGGAGTGATCCAGCCCCAAGCGCCGAGCTCGCCCGTCGGGTTGGGGACGCGGTTGACCAGGCCGGTCGGGTTGGTCTCGACCTCGAGCTTCAGAACGTCGGTGGTCTTGAAGGTCTGCCGGCTCATCCGTTGCTCCTCGTGACGACGATGTTCTTGGTCCGCGCGCCCTTGTCCAGAGCCAGGTCGATGTCAGCGATGAGTTCCTTACCCCGGCTGAGGCGGTCGATCTCCTGCGCGCTGAGCGTCAGGCGAAGGGAGCCGAGGGCGGCGGCGCCCTGGGCGCCACCGGCCGAGGTGGCGGCCATGGCCTCGAGCTTCGGGACGCCGAAGCCCTCCTGCAGCGAGGCGGCCAGCGTCACACCGGCGCGGCGGGCGTAGGTGTCGTCCAGGCCGATTGCCAGGCCGCGCACGCTCTGGTCGCCGATGTCCTTGAAGACCCGGGACGGGGAGCGGATCCCGAGCGCCTTCTTGATCGCCTTGACCATCTGGTTCGCCAGCCGGGTTGCGACGCGGTCGAGGCCTGCCGCCTGCGACTCCAGGCCCCTGACGAGCCCGGCCGCGGCCTGGATCCCGGCGCCGTAGAAGTGAGTCGCCATCTCGTCGCCGAGCCGGCCGCCCGCCTGCGCGATCTGGGTCGTCAGCTGGTTGACCTGACCGATGACCGTTGACCCGCCGGAGATGAGCGCCTCCGCCGTGGCGAGGCCGGCCTCGGGCCCCTTGTCGATGAGGTCCTGCAGCGACGTGTCGTTGAGGCCGGCGTCGCGGAGTTGCTGGATCAGGAGGGCATAGCGGTCGGCCGCCACAGCGCGCTGCTGTAGCTGGTCGAGGAGGTTGCCGACCGCGACGGTGCCGTCCTCGCTCTGGCCGAGGTTCGTGATGTCCCCGTAGTCGGCGAACGCCTGCTGGATGCTCGCGTTGTACTGGGTCGACGCCTCCGCGAGGTCCTTGTACTTCTGGCGGGCCTCTTCGAGGTTCTTCACGCCGAGCCTGGTCATCTGGACCCAGAGCCGGGACCCTCGCACGAGCGTCCCGAGATAGTTGCCGCTCTGCAGGCGGTCCTGCGCCCGGCCGTTGGCGGTCAGCGCCGCGCGCTCGTCGCGGACGCTCTTGAGGCGCTGGCGAGCCGCCTTCTGCTGCGCCTTCGTGCGCTTCTTCAGGACCTTGTCGATGTAGTCGTCCACCCGGCCGAACGAACTCTCGACGCCCTCGGAGCCGTTCACCACGCCGGCCAGGAGCTCCCGGACGATGTTCCGGCCGCCCCGTCGCGCGGCGTCCTCCCGGCGGGCCAGTCCGTCGACCAGGCCCGCGCCGAGCATCTCCCCGGTGTAGCGCGTCTCCTTCGAAGGCGACCGCACCTTGCCCTCGGCCCGGCCAGCGTTGATGGCCGCGCGCACGGCCGCGCGCGCCTGGGCGGCCAGCACCGTGGCGGTACCCGAGAAGCCCGCCTGAATCCCAGCCTTCATGGCGGCGCCGACGGCCACGGAGCCGCTGCGCCCGTCCGCGACGGCGGCGAACGCACCAGCGCGCACGGACTGCTGCCACGGCGCGAGGTTGGCCTTCGTCCCGCGCAGGGGTCGCTCGATGCCCTCGCGGACACGCTTCGCGCCTGCGCCGCCGACCTTCTGGGCGCCCTGGACGGCGTCGTCGACACCGCGCTTTACCCCGGGGAGCGTGACCTTGACCTTGTCGGTCTCCCGCAGAGAGCTGCGGACGCGCTCGCTGCCCTTGACCGTCGCCGCCACGCCCTCGAGGCGGGCCACAGTCCGGATCTGCTTCGGCGTGAGCCGGTACTGCTTGCCGAGCCGCTCCACCTGGGTGCGGGACAGGTTGACGCCGGGCGCCGAGACCACGGCCTTGATGGAGCGGAAGTTCTGCAGGCCCTTGTACTGGCCGATGAGCCGCACCGCGTCCCGGGCGGTCTGCGGCAGCCCCTCCGCCTCGAACCGCGTGCGCACCTCCTTCGGGAAGGTCTTGTACTGCGCGACCGTGATCCCCAGCTCGCCGGCGAGGGTCTTCAGCTGGGCTGCATGCTCGGCGACGGCGCCGGTGTTCTCGCTGATCCGCTTGCCGAAGTTCTCCTCGACGTCGACGAGCGCCTGCAGGCTCGCCTTCGCCTCGTCCAGCCCCTCCTTGTTGGCCACGCGGGCCGGGCCGGTCGAGTTGTCGTATGCCTCCTGGTAGGTGGCCACCAGCCGCTCGTAGTCGGTGATCTGCGCCGACAGGGCGTCGTTGACGATCTTCTGCGCGCCGGCCTGGCCCAGGGTCGCGGACACGATGGTGTCCATGGAGACGCCGAGGTCGCGCAGCGTCTGGACGTCCTTCTCGGTCTTGCCGTCCTTGCCGGTGAACGACGCCTCGATGGCCGCGCGAGGGACCTTCCCGTAGGCGTTGACCACCCCGAGGAGCGCCTCGCGCAGCGAGTCCGCGTCGGCCTCGGCGTCCTTGAAGCCCTCGGCCTTCATCAGCTCGCGGCGCGCCCGCGCGGCTTCCTCGCTGGTCTGCTGGAAGGCACCCACGAGGGCGGTCAGGCCGCCACCGACGCCGGCCCCGACGAGGGCGCCGACGGGGCCATACATCGCGCCGATCCCGGCGCCGCCGGCCGCCCCCTTCATGACGCCGCCGAAGGTCAGCCCCTTGTCGGACGCCTCGGTCAGCCCGGAGGTGAGCGCCATGAGACCGCCGATGCCGGCGGCGTTCTTGGCGACGCCGCCCACCTTGGTGAGCGCGCCCTGCATCAGCGCCGCTCTGGAGGTGCTGTTGCGCATCTCGAGGCCGAGCACCTGCGCGTAGATCGCTCCGTTGCGCATCGAGGTCGTGGCAGCGGTGATGGCCGGGCTGAGCTTGTAGAAGGCCAGCGCGGCGATGCCTGCCTGGACGCCGATGTCCTTCACCGGGCCGGGGAGGTCGTCGACGAAGCCGACGACGCCGGCCGTGATGTCGGCCAGGGTGCTGATGGCGGGGATCAGCCGGTCCTCGAACATCGAGGACGCCTCGTCCCCTGAGGGGATCAGCCCGTCGAGCGCGTCCGTGACGGCGTCGACGGCCGGCGCCACGGCCGACCCGAGCTCCTTCGCCCCATCGATGCCGGCCTCGATGGCCGGGACCAGGTTGTCGGAGAGCCCATCGGCGACGTCGCCCACGACGGGCGCGAGCTCCTGGCCGATCCGCAGCCGCGCGGTCTCCATGGCCCCCGACAGCCGCTCGGTGGCACCGGCGGTGCCCTTCATGCGGGCTGCGGCCATCTCCTGAGCGGCGTTCTGGTCGTTCGTCGCCTGGATGTACTTCCGGATCCCGCCGGCGCCCTCCTTCGCCAGCACGATCGCCGCGCGAGAGGCGTCCGAGCCGAAGGCTGCGTTCAGGGCCCGCGTGCGCTCGGCGTCGGAGAGGCCCTTCATGCCGCGTTGCAGCTGGCCGGCGATGTCCGTGAGGCTGCGGAAGTTGCCCTGCGCGTCGAGCGCGTTGACGCCCAGGGCCTCCATGGCCGCGGCGGCCTTGTCGTTGTCCGGCACCAGCCGAGCGAGCATCGTCTTCAGCGAGGTGCCTGCGTCGGACCCCTTGACCCCGGCCGCGTCGAACGCGGACAGAGCCGCCACGGTCTCCTGCAGCGACAGCCCAGCGTTGGTGGCGCCGGGCCCGACCTGCTGGAGCCCCTGGGCGAGCGACTCGATCGACGCGGAGGAGGCGTTGGCGCCGCCGGCCATGGCCGCCGCGACGGACGCCATGTCCTCGCCCTGGAGGTTGAATGTGTTGAGCGCGTTCGAGGCGACGGTGGCCGCGGTCGCGAGGTCGGTGCCGCCCGCCTCGGCGAGGGTCAGCGTCCCAGCAAGGGCGCCGGCCTGGATGGTCGCCGGCGACAGCCCGGACTTGGCCAGCTCGAGCATCGCGTCGGCGGCCTCGTTGGCCGAGAACGAGGTGTCGGCGCCGAGCTTGATGGCCAGGTCGTTGAGCGCTCGCAGCTCCGAGGCCGGCGCCTTGGTGGCCGCCGCGATGAGGTTCATCCGCTGGCTAAACTGCGCCTCGGTGGCGATCGACGCCTTGCCGAGCCCGACCGTGCCGGCGATCAGCCCCGTGATCCCGAGAGCGGCGCCGCCACGCACGAGGCTGCGGCCCAAGCTGGAAAAGGCGCGCGAGGTCTGGGCGACCTCTGCACGAGCCTGCTTGCCGTTCGCGAGGATCGAGATGCGGATGGGTCCGGCCACCGAGTCACCTCCTCGTGTCGTGGGTCATCGGCGCCGGTGGGCGCGGTGGATCGCGTCGGCCATGGCGTTGCGCTCAAGGCGGGTCAGGCGGTGCCAGGCGCGGTCGTCCTGGCGGGTGACGAAGCACCAGAGGCCGATCTCCTCGGCTTCCTCGATGGCGTAGTGCCGGCGCAGCTCTGCGGGGTCGCCGAGGAACTGGTCGTCTTCAGCGGGGGGAGTGGTATCGGACCCGGCGTCGCTCAGGTCGAGCCAGGGCACGAGGAGGTCGCGGGGCGTCGCCATGGCGGCCGCGTGGGCGGCCCGGTCGTCAGGCGCGGATCGTCGTTCCACAACGAAACTGGGCGGCTCTCAGGAGCGCGTAGCCTCGCGTGGCGTGCAGCGGGGCACCGAACTGCTCGCGCAGGGCCCGCTCCTCAGCGCCGGTGAGGCTCTCGTGGAGTTCCTGCAGGGTCTGGCGCTCCATCACTCGGCCGCAGCGGCGTCGCTGTCGCCGGCGGCCGGCTCAGGGGTCTCGTCGGTCTTCGGGTCTGCCGGGTCGGAGAGGTCGGGGTACTCGTTGAAGATCTGCCGGACCGTCATGCCCATGACCTCGCGCCGGGCGGCACTGGCCTCGACCTTGCCGCGCAGCCGGGAGACGAAGACGAGGGCGCGCAGCTGGAGGCCGAAGCCGAGGCTGTCGATGTCGCGCCCGAAGGTCTGCTCGATCGCGAGCTCCTCGTACCCGTCGAGGGTGCGCAGGAACTCCATGTAGGGCAGGTCGGCCACCGTGGGCTTGGCCTGCTCCGGGGGTGCGGTGGTGTCGGTCATGGGTGCCTCGTTCCTGGTGATGGTGCCGCGGGCTAGTTCAGGCCGCGGCGCCGGATCTGGATGTTGATCTCCGCCTCGAGCCGGCGGAGCGCGAAGGGGCGCACCGCGTTGTCGGCGCGCTGCATGAACATGGAGGGCTCGATGTTGTGCTTGGCCCAGCCGTAGTTGATGGGACCCGCGTAGGGCAGGGCCGCGCGGCCGGCGGTGACGACAGCCTTCGACCGAGCGCGGTTGCCTCGGACGTCGCCGGCCAGCCGCCCGGAACGCTTGGGAGCGAACCGGGCGGCCGTGCGAGCGCCCATGTCGGCGATCGAGGAGAAGGCCCCCTTGAGGTCTTCGACCTCGACACCGATTTCCAGGAGCCCGCGCACGACCTGGTTCAGGCCGTCGACGCGGAATCCCAGGGTGCGAGCCATGGTCAGGCGACGACCTTGGTCGGCTTCGCCGAGAACGTCCACTCGAAGTCGAAGGTGAACTTCGCCGTGGGGGACGCGTTCGCCTCGCCGCCGACCAGGTCGCCGTCGGGCTCGACGATGGTCACGTTGCCCGTGAAGTGCGGCTGCGTCGCCGATGCGGTGGAGCCGCCGGCGGGCTTGATCAGAACGGGGATCGTGGTCCCCGCGCTGGTCCAGATCTTGTCCCAGACGCTGTCCACGGCCATGTCCTGCGTGGCCGTGCCGGCGAGCTTGTACTCCCGCGCGCCGCCGGCCGCCGCGTCGGCGAACGACGTGAAGTCCGAGTCGGCGGCGCCGGAGGTGATGCGGCAGTTGGAGACCTGCGCGGTGACCTCGTCACCGTCGAGGCTGAGGGTGAGGAGGCGGGTGCCAAGAGCTGCCATGGCGGGTGTTCCTTTCGGGTGGTGGTGCCGGAGGAGCCCGGCGCTACTTGGCGGTGACCTCGCGGTCGCCGAGGCGGAAGGTGCCGGGCACGTCGAGCGCGTAGCTCTTGCCGGCGGTGACGGTGGAGCCGTCGGGGCGGGTCACGGTCGTGCCGCGCTCCACGTCGACGATCTCGCCCACCGTGAAGTTCTTTCGGCGGTCGGTGCTGGCGGTGGTGGCCTCGGCCATGGGGGTTCCTCCTGGTGGGTGGGGTGGTCAGAGCCCGAGGTTGAGCTCGATGGCGACGTTGATCGGCGCCGCGATGTGGTTGCCCTGGCCGGCGAGGGTGATCTGGCCGGGCCGGTCGACGCCCTCGACGAAGAAGCCGTGCGGGTCGTCGGGGTTCTCGCGCAGCGCGGCGAGGACCTGCAGCACACCGGCGTCGGCGTCCTCGGCGGTCTTCTCGTTCACGCCAGGGCGGGCGACGTAGCCGACCTGGAAGCGGGCGATGACGCAGCCGAAGTTGGCGTCCTCGTAGTCGAGGTAGGGGTCGTTGGGGCCGACGTAGGCGAAGGGCGGAGTCGCAGGGTTGGGGGCGACCGTGAAGGCGTGGAGGTCGGCGGCCTTGAGCAGGTCGCGGAGCTTCTCCCGGGCCTCGGTCAGCGGGTTGGTCTGCGGGGTGCTGCTCACCAGGTCAGCCGATCGCCGGGACGAGCCAGAGGCTCAGGATCGGGTAGGCGACGCCCAGCGGGTCGCTGGAGAGCCGAAGGGGTGTCGCAGCGCCGCCCTCGTCGAACTGCTGCCACAGCACGCCGTTGGGGGCCTTGCGGCGGTTGAACATGTCCACGGCCACGGCGAGGTGTGCCTGGTCGAAGACCTCGTCGGGCAGGTCGTCGTCGGCGTCCTCGGTCAGCTTGAGCAGCTGCACCAGGCTGACCTTGATGACCTCGGCGAGCAGCTGGTCGTCGTCCGCGACCGTACCGACCTCTTCGCGGAGGCGCGCGATCTCGATGCCGGTGAAAGGCATGGGTCCTCCGTTCGCCGCTGTGGAGTTGAAGGGGTGGTGCACCGCCCGCCCCGCCACGAGGCGGCAACGGGGCGGGCGGTGGTCGGTCAGCCCTGCGAGCGGCGAGAGCCGCGCTTGGGCGTGGTCGGCTGGTCCACGGGCTCCACGGGCTCCACGGGCTCCACGGGCTCCACGGGCTCGGCGACCGGTGCCGTCACCACGACCACCGCGGTGGCGTTGGTGTAGCGCTTGGCGTCCTCCTCGTCGAGGAGCAGCACGTGCTTGGTGCCGTTGATCTCGACCTCGTACTCCTTCATCGTTCCTCCCCCTCTCACGCCGCACCGAGCGTGACCTTGACCAGCCCGGCGGGCCGGCGCACCGCGAGGGCCTTGCGGCGCTCGGCGCGGATGGTGATGCGGTTGTTGGTGAAGTCGTCCTGGTCCGAGTTGGTCGCCTCGACCCGCGTGCCGCCCTTGGTGTAGACGGTCGCCGCCGTGCGGAAGGCGCCGACCAGGACGGTGCCGGCCGCGATGGCCGGGGTGACTACGGTGCGCTTGCCCCAGAGCGGGGGCTCCTCGAGGACGCCGCCGACGCCGTACTGGCCGGAGAAGAAGCCGCCGCCCATGTACTGGCCGTTGCCGTCCTTCTTCAGGCGGAAGGCCTGGTAGTCGACGGGGTTGATGACGATCCCGTCGGCCTCGAGGCCGGCACCGGTGGAGACGGCGGTGATGGCCTGGAAGATCCGGTCGGCGTTGCCGGGTGCCGGGTCGCCGATGACGCCGAGGGACTGGATGCCGGAGCGCTGCAGGAGACCCCGCAGGTTGGTCCCGGTGCCGTTGCCGTTGAGGATCTGGTTCTCGGTGAAGAGGTCCAGCTGGTAGAGCAGCCGGTTGTTGATCGCCGAGGCGAGGAACGGCAGGTCCTCGATGAGCTCGTCGGACTCCTTGATGAAGCCGGCGATCTTCTTCAGCGCGTCGGTGACCGCCGTGGGGTTGGCGAAGTGCAGCTGCGGCTTCGCGCCGTTCTCCGCGACGGTGGTGAAGTCGCCCTCGAGCGCGCCCTCGACGAAGTAGGTGATCGCCTGGCCGCTGATGGTGCCGGAGTCGAGGAGGTCCTCGATGGTCATCCGCCGTCGGACGCCGGTGACGATCGTGGTGTCGACCTCGGTCAGCACCGCGCCGAGGCTGCCGCCGGTGCCGTCGGTGACCTGGACGTCGGAGGCCGCGTTGCGGAACTCCGGGGCGGAGATCGTGAAGCGCGAGCTGCTGTCGGCGTTGGTGAGCTGCTCACGCGCGCTGTTGACGAAGTGGTCGCCGAGCGAGCGCGCGGTGGCCGGGGTCGGGTCGAGCGGGTCGGTGCTGGGCTCGGCGGGCGTGGAGCCGGCCGCCTGGTTGCGCTCGTGCGCCTCCATGCGGGCCAGGTCGGCACGCTGGGTGGTCAGCGCCTGGGCGTGACCGTCGTACGTCGCGCGCTCCTCGTCGGTGAGGCTGCGCTCCTCGGCGCGAGCGGTGGCCATGATCGTCTCCATCTGGTTCCAGGTGGAGGCGATCTGCCCGCGAAGCGTCTCGATCGGGTTCATCGGGTATTCCTTTCGTGAGCAGGGCTGCTCGCCCGGCAGAGGTCTGTCGGGTCGTGTTGGGTTGCGGGGTCAGCCGCGGAGGGTGGCGAGGTGGCGGTGCCAGTCCTCGTCGGCACGGCGTCGGGCCTCGGCGTCTGCGCCGGGCTCGCTGGACTGGTCGGCCAGCGCCGTCGGTGCCGGGTCGGCTTCGTGCGGGTCGGCGACCGTCGGGCTGGGCACCTGGGCCGAGGCGGTGAGCGCGTTGATGGCGGCTCGGTGCGTCTGGGCTCGTGCCGCGGCCGCTGGCTCGGACTCCACGAGCTCGGGCGCTTCGGCGATCCGGTCAACGAGGCCGGCGTCGAGCGCCTGCTGGGCGGTGTACCAGACGGTGCCCTTCATGGTCGTGCGCCAGTCCTCGACGGTGCCGCCCGCCTTGCGTGCGTAGACGCCGGCGATGGTGTCCGAGAGGGTGTCGAGGACGGCCGCGACCTCGCGCATGTCGTCCGCGGTGCCCATGCAGAACCCCGAGCCGTCGTGGACCATCAGCAGGGTGTCGGGGTTCATGACGGTCTCGTCGGCGCCGACGGCGATGACGGAGGCGATCGAGGCGGCTACGCCGTCGACGATGGCCACCACGCGGGCGGGGTGCTGGCGCAGCTGGTTGAGAATGGCGATGCCTTCGAAGATCACCCCGCCAGGGCTGTTGATGTGCAGGTGGATCTCGTTGACGGCGGAGGGCAGTGCGTCGAGGGCGGCCGCGAACTCGCTGGCCGAGACGCCCCAAAACTCACCCCAGTCGTCGACGGGGTCGTAGAGCCGCATGACCGCGGTGGTGCCGTCGACGGTGGTCGCGGGCAGCTCGTTGGTCGCCGAGAGGATCGGGGTGCGGCTCTCGGTGGTTGGCTTCTGGTAGCCGCGGAAGCGGTACACGGGGTCACGGCGCATCGGGGCCTCCAGTCGGGTCGGGCGGGTTGTCAGGGGTGTCGGTGCTGCCGAGCTCGCCCATGTTGAGCGGCCGGTATCGGACGTCGCCGCCTTCGACCGGGCCGAGGTCTTCGTAGGCGCGGATCTCGTTGGTGGAGAGCGCGCCGAGGTCCCACAGCGCCTTGTAGAAGCTCGAGCGCTGGCCCGAGTCGCCGCGGAGCAGCCCCTCGAGCGAGAAGCGGACGTACACGGTGTCGGGCCGCAGGAGCCTGGTGAGTCGCTGCTCGATGCGGGCGAGCCAGGGGCGCAGCGTGTAGGTGACGAAGCCGATGGTCTGCTGCTCGATGCCGGTGCCCCAGGACGTGGACTTCTCGGTGTCGGAGAGCATGTGGGGCGGGATCCCGAACATGCGCGCGATCTCGGACACCTGGAAGGACCGCGACTCCAGGAACTGCGCGTCCTCGGGCGGGATGGTCAGCTGGGTGAACTTCACGCCCTTGTCGAGCACGATGGTCCCGTGCGCGCTCTTGAGGCCGGAGCGCTTTTCGTTCCAGCGGTCCGAGAGCTTGTCGGCCTGGCCCTGGGTGAGTCGCTGCTCGGTCTGCAGGATGCCGGTGGCCAGTGACCCGGAGCCGAAGAGCTTGCCGCCGAACTCCTCGGCAGCCAGGGCGAGCGCCACGCCTTGCCGCGCGGCACGGATGGGCGAGACGCCGCAGATGCCGTCGTAGCCGAATCCAGGGATGTGGAGAACGTCGAGGTCTCCGAGCGTGCGTGCGTTCGAGCCGTCCGGCAGGGGGCCGGTGATGGCGTAGCGCTTGGCTCGGTCGCTCTTGCGGCGCCCGACCTGGACCTGCGAGGGATGAATCGGAAGCAGGTAGAGGACCCGTCCGAAGCCGTCGCGCTGGATGAGCAGGTAGGCGTTGCCCCACAGTGCGAGATGGGCCACGACGAGCTCGAGCCACTCGAAGACCGTGAGGTCGGGGTGGGGGTCGGAGAGCACGCGGGTCGACTGTGAGGAGCTGCCGGCGCGGACCCGTGTATCGCCTTCCTGGCGGTAGGCGTGGATGGGCAGTCCCGCGATGGAGCCGGCGAGCAGAGTGACGGCTCGCCACACCGCGGGCATGGTCAGCGAGCGGGCCTCGGTGACCTTGACGCCGGTGGCGGTCTTGCCGCCGCCGACCAGCTCGATCAGGGAGCTGTCCGTGATGGAGCCGTCTTCGCCGAGATCGATGCTGCCGGTCCATGCGCTGAAGAGGGTCACCGGGGGGTCACCGCCTCGGCGCGGCGGAGGGCGGCGGTCTTGTTGGCCGTGATGACGAGCAGGACGCCTGCGGGCAGCGCGAGTGTGCCCCCCGTGAGGAGCGCGGCCTCCAGCGAGACCAGGGCGGCGCCGACGACCAGGAGTGCGGCGCCGGCCAGGGCGAGGAGGATGCCGAGGAGCTCGGTGACTGCGGGACTCATCGTGGGCTCCTCACCATGCGAACTTCTCGGCGCCGTAGGCGGCGAGGGTTGCCGCTTCGAGCATGGACACGTCTGTAGCGGACTTCCGTCGACCCCAAACCCCGCGGTCACCGACGGTGCGCCAGGTGGCACCGGCCACGGCTTCGTCGAGCTCAGTCGACGAGGGGTGGAGAAGATTGCCGCCGCGGACCTTGTCGAAGAATCTCGAGCACGCTTCGGCGTACTCGTCGAGGGTCACCGTCTCCACGGCGACGTCAGCGTCCTCAAGGTCCTTGAGCAGGTCCTTGGTGGGGCCCTTCTCATCGATCACGATCGCGCAGTCGGTCTTGGCCTGGATTCGTTTCAGCTCCGCCACCAGCCAGGTAACGTCCTCGCGGCGGTCAGTGGCTGCCACGAATACCCGATCGATCGGCTCAGCCTCCGAGTCGTTGGGGTCCTCGAGCACCTCGACGATCGAAGCCGCTGCGATGGAGGCCCACAAGCGGTCCACCGACACAGCCACCCCGATGACAGCCGGCGCTTCGGGCTGCTCAAACGGTTCCCCCGCGCACGCCTCCCACTTGCCAGTGCCGAAGATCGGTGGGACGACATCCGTCTTCGGCTCGTCCCAGAACCCCATGCACTCGCGGAACCACTCGTCGGCGGTGAGTACCTGGCGCACGTTGGCTAGCGTCTCGATCGTGATGCGGCCTGTAGTGAGCGTTGGGTTGGCGTGCTCGATGAGCTCCAACCGATTGGCTACGCATGGGTCGCCGTAGGTGAAGCCAGTCTTGGGATGCTGGCAGTCGGGGTCGGCACAGGGCGGGCGCTTACCGTTGCCCCACTCGAGGTAGGTCATGGCCGGGCTGCTGCCTGCGCGACCGCGTTCCCGCTCGTCGAACAGAACGTCGCTGTCTTCCTTGCCTGGCGAGGATCCCAGCAGCATCTGTGGGTCCTTCTGGGCCAGCATGATCGGCACCAGCGCGCCCATCATCGCGGCCCTGAGCGCGAACGCCTCGTCGAGCACCAGCTTGGGCTTCGCGAGACCGCGACCGCCATCACGGGTCCTGGCCTTGAACCAGACGGTCTGCGGCTGGCCGTCAGGCCCGAGGAGCTCGATCCGCTCCTCGCCGTTGGCGTCGTAGATGCCGTCGTTCTTCTGCGGCAGCATCCGCTTACGAAGGCTGGGAGCACCGAGAAGAACGTTAGCCAGGTCGCGCTGTGCTGCACGTGTTGTGGACATCTCGTGCGCAGACCACACGATCTCCGGGACGTCGAGCACGTAGAACCAGCCGATGACGGCCTGGAGGAAGAGCCCGGTCTTGAGGTTCTGCCTCGAGCAGACAACGCAGAACTCGAAGGTGGCGGGCGAACCGTCAGGCTTGATCGCGAAGATCAGGTCAAGCGCGAGTTCTTGCTGCGGGTCGGGGGCGAAGCCTGCGGCTGCGCAGACATCGGCCACCTCGGGACCGAACGTCTCGATGGGCTCGGGGCGAACCCGAAGGCCGTGGGGACAGGTCCAGTAGTCAGGCTCGACCAGCCGCCGCGCTGAGCTTCTGCTCACGTGCTCTCCTCGCGCGGGTCACTTCGTCATCCTCACGGTCGACCGCCGGCGGGGTGTCTCCGGTGGGCGCGGGCTCCGGGCTGCCTTCGAGCGCCTCAGCGCGGACCGCGCGGAACTCCTTCGAGAGCGTCGAGATCCCAGACTCGTCGGGGTTGGCCAGCTTGCGTGCCAACTGCAGCGTCAGCTGGCCCTCGACGGTGTCGACGACGCCGGCCTTCTCCAACTCCAGGCGTGTGGCGCGCACCAGCTGGTGCTCAGCCAGGCCCTTCTCGGCGTCAGCCTCGACCGACTCAGCCGCGGCCTTGCGCTGACGGGCGGCGCGCGAGCGACACGTCGTCGAGCAGTACTGAGCCCGCGACGTCTTGGCCTCGAACGTCTGGTCGCAACCGCCGCACTTGACGTCCACGTCGCCTCGTTCCCCCGCGATTGCGTTCCGTTGCACTGGTCTCGTCACGATGCGGAGAGAGAAGCCCCGAGACTCCGGCGGTCCTGGACGTGTGGCTGTGAACTTTTGAGGGGCCCTCCCCTGGGTCAGACGACCCAGCGGTTGGCCTTTGGCTTCGCCTCGCGCTTCACGGTGACCGGCTTGCGCCCGCGCTGGCGGTTGCCGCGGCTGGCACCTTCGCTGGTGTTGCACCGGCGGTGGCCCGGGCCTATGACGACGGTGCCGGTCGGGTCGTGGCACAGATGCCAGAGCTGGGTGTTGGCCCAAGCGGGCGGGATCAGTCGGCTGCGCATCTTGCACACAGGCTCAGCGCAGTACGCCTCGCCTGCAGCAACGACGGGCACCCACCGCTTGCGCTCCTGCTGATGGGCCCAGCGGTACTTGGGTTTGGCCATCAGGTCGGGACCTTGACCCGGACGCACAACAACCCGGGCCGCGAGGTCCGGGTTGTGGGGTCGCTAAAGAGGTCGGATTCAGTGTGCACCCTGTTGTCCGTGAGGTCAAGCACTGGTCTGCTCCGGCGCCTCGGCGTTCTCGGTGCGGATGTGCTCGGCGAGCAGCCCGATCTGGGTGACGTCCCAGATCGAGCGGCACTCCACGCAGAAGCCGGCCTGCATCTCAAGGTTGATCCTCAGTCCACCTCGGTGCTCGCACACGGGGCAGGTGTTGAAGGGCCGGTAGGGCGCGCTGTCCCAGCCGGTGATGATGCGGGCTTGGTGCCACCACCGTCGTACGTCGTGCTCGAGGTGGTGGCGCAGGCAGCACCAGGTCCCCTCGTCACGGCGGCCGTGGTCGTGGACGCACCGCTCGAGCCCAGCGTGCAGGCCGTGCAGGCGTGCCAGCCGGGCGATGGTGCCCGAGCCACCGACGGTGAGCTGGGTGTCGAGGTCGATGGTGTCCGAGGGGATGATGCCACCGAGGCGGTCGATCCACTCGCCGGCCTCGTCGTCGATGAGCATGATCGTGTCCAGCGCCTCGATGCGTGCTGCGGGCTTGGACTTCGGGGCGCTGCCTGACTCGCTGTCGGAGCTGGCGGGTGCGGCCCCGAGGAGCTGGTGCACCAGTGCGGGTACGCGGGTGAGGTGGTGCTGTCGCCAGCTGGTCGCACCGGACTGCAGCACGTAGGGCTCGCGGTGTGTCGAAGGCCGGGTCAGCTCGGCGATCATCAGGTGGACGTCCAGGTCGGGGCGCAGGTGGTCGCTCACGATGAGTCGCTCCAGGAGTAGGTCGGCGTGCTGGGGTCGGCGATGATCGGGACGCCGTAGAGCTCGGTCGTCATGCAGGCCACGAGCGCCTCGGTGGCGGCTTCGGCCTCGTCCTCGGGGACCACGACCACGAGCTCGTCGTGCACCGGGAAGAGCGTCGCCTCGCCCCAGCGGGTCTCTCGCCACCGCAGCAGGGCGTCGACCAGGAGCTCGCGGGCGGTGCCCTGGATGCAGTAGTTGGGCGCGGCGTGCGGGGCCCGGGTGGGCAGGTGGATGGTCCGGCCGGAGTAGGCGGGGAACTGGGTGCGTCCGGACTCGACGCCCTCTCGCACCATGCGGGACCACTCGGTCAGCCCGGGGGTCAGGGCGTCCATGGCGTCGATGACGGACTGCGCCACGGGGTGGGTGACTCCGACGCCGGCTGCCACGGCGGCCACTCCCCCGCCGTAGATCCGGCCGAAGACGCCGCGCTTCACGGCGTAGCGCTGGGCCTTGGTGGCCTGGGGGCCGAACGCCAGGCGGGCGACCTCCCAGTGCAGATCGCGGTCGGCGTCGCTCATCAGCGCGGCGAGGCCAGCGTCCTGACTGAGGGCCGCGGCCACGCGCAGCTCCACGCCGGCGAAGTCGGCCGAGACCAGCAGATGACCGGGGTCGGCGGTGAAGCAGGCGCGCATGCCGCCTTCGCGGGAGACCTGCTGGACGTTGGGCCTTGAGCTGGACATGCGGCCGGTGTCGGCGCCGAGGGTGAAGATCGTCGGGCGGGCGCGGCCGTCGCCGCGGGTGACGAGCTCGCGGTAGGGCTCGAGCAGCAGGACCAGCGCGGTGTTGTGGTGGCGGTAGTCGAGCACGGCGCGGACCAGGTCGCCGACGTCGCCCTCAGCGTCCTTCATCGGGTCCAGGACGCCGGCGGCCACCGAGGGCTTGCCGGTCTTCGTGCGGGGCAGCGGAGCGCCGAGGCCGATCAGCGCGGCCCCGACCTGGTCGTTGCTGCCGGGGTTGTCGATGCCGTAGCTGCGCACGTGCTCGGCGTGCCGGGCCCGGGCCTCGGTGTGCTCGGCGTGCAGGCGGTGGACGTGGTCGCCGTCGAGGCGGATACCGCGGTGGCTGACGCGGGCGGTCATGCGCTGCACGGCCCGCTCGCGCTCGAGCACCTCGAGTGCGGGTCGCTCGATGCTGCGGGCGATGGCGGCGCAGTCGAGGACGTCGGAGCCGTCGTAGCGAACCATCGTCTCGGTGCCGTGGTCGACCTGGGCCCAGCCGGAGCGCTCGATGGGCGTGGTGACCTCAGTGTCGGTGAGCCACTTCCCGGCCTTGAACAGCGCCTTGCGGGCCTCGTCGGCCGGCGCGGAGAGCGCCTGGTCGCGCAGCACAGCCTTCGACAGGCTCTTGAGGTCGGCGTCGTTGCCGGCCGAGGCGGGATCGGAGAGCTTGGCCAGGATCCCGGTGTCGAGCATCTTGGCCCAGACGTCCTCGGCGTCGGCCAGGCCGGCGTCCACCAGGGGCACCAGGTCTGCGGTGGCCGAGTGGGCGTGCAGCGCGCGAGCCGCGGCGAGGTGGCGTCGCACGACGTCAGCCTGGTCGGCGGCGTGCGGGTCGAGCACCAGCGCCAGGTGCTCGTTGCCAAGCTGCACGGTGCGCAGGCGAAAGAGCTCGTGACCTACCGGGTAGCCGGTGTGCTCGACGTCGACCGTCAGCGCGCCGTCGCCGGCCTCGCCGGTGATGGTCGCCAGCAGCAGGTCGGCCTCGGCGGTGCCGCACTCGCGGATGGCGCCGTCGCGGGTGAGGACCGCGGGGAGGGTCACCGCGGCGCCGGCCGCCTCGGCGATCGCCGCCAGCCGCTTCTCCTCACGCAGGGCAGCGGCCTTCGCGGTGGCCTCAGCGGACCGCTCGCGCATCGGCTTGGCGGGCGGCTTAGGCATGCCCTCCAGCACGTCGTCGACGGACTGTGTGACGGGTTGAAGCGATTTTCCGGTCGCGGCCTTGTGCGCCTGCGCGCTCGCCTGCATGTACGTAGGGAACTGTTCAAACCCGTCACACCCGTCACCGATCACGGATTCATTGGGGTTGACCTGCGGAAACGTCTGTGACGGGTTGGTCTCTGAACCCGTCACCAACCCGTCACAACCCGTCACCGCACCCCCCGTCGAGCTGTGGACGGGTCCCGTGGATTCGTCCGAGGGGCCCGAATCCACGGAAATCGGCGTTTCGGGCGCCCGACCCGCGGCCGGTGCCGGCGGGGCGTGACGGGTTGCCTCGTCCGAACCCGTCACGGGTCCCATGCCCGGCAGGAAGCCTCCAGAGCGGACCCGCAGCTGCCTGGCCTTGCCGTTGCGCGAGTGCACCGGGAGGTAGCCCAGGCGGGTCAGCACCTTGCCCCACTTCGTGACGCTGGGGACCGTGTCGGGCCTCATCCCGTTGCGCCGGCAGGACGCCACGAAGGCCTGGTAGAGCTCGCTGCTCGAGGTGCCCGGCTCGAAGGGCTCGGTCTCCTCGGCGACCCACGTGGAGATCGGGTCCTGCTCGGCGCCGATGTTCTCGGCGAGGTAGCGGATGCTCTCCGGGGCCGCGGTGACCAGGCCGGTGGAGGGGCCGGCCAGCCAGGCCGCGGCCTCGGCCATCATCGTGGCCAGCACGCCGGGGGCCTCGGTGCGCCAGGCCGTGCTGGAGACGTGCCCGATGGCCGCGCGAGCCAGCCTGATGGCCTCGGGGTCGCCCTCACAGGGGATGAGCCGCGAGCGGGACCGCACGGCCGGGTCGGTGAGCGGCGGCTCGTCGTTGGTGGTCAGCACCAGGGTGTGGCTGGGCCGGAAGGTGATCGGGTTCTGGTTCATCTGGTTGGCCGTGAGCTCGCCGCCGCCGGTGAGCTGCTTGAGCCGCTCCTGGGCCACCCGGCCCTCGCGCGGGCCCTCGTCGATGAAGGAGAGCCGGCGGCCCTTGAGCGCGAACACGATGGAGGCGTGGGCGTTCTCGCCGGCCGGGGTGAGCAGCCTGGAGTCGGCGGCGTGGGCGTAGGAGCCGAGCACGCTCATCAGGAGGTGGATGACCTGCGTCTTGCCGCGGCCGGTCTCCCCGATGAGGATCGGCAGCGCCCGGTCGGCGTAGCCGGTCAGCGCGATCGCCAGGACCCGCACCGCCCAGGCCCGGATCTCCGGGTCGGGCCACACCGCGGCGAGGAACGCGTCCCACAGCGGCGTCGGGCGCTTCTCGGGCGTCACGCCGGCGGTGTGCAGGTGGGGCGTGGCCGGGTCGACCAGCGCCAGCGTCGGGCCCTCGAGGCTCGCGCGCAGGGACCACGGCATCCCGCCGGCCCAGAGCACCTCGGGGTCGGAGTCCAGGTCGGCCAGCGCCAGCGCGACGGGGTGCATCCCGCCGGCCACCAGGCTGTCGATCATCTTGGCCACCGCGCCGGCACCGGCCGCGGTCATGAAGCGGGCCCGGCGCTTCGCGCGCTCGAAGGGGTCGGTGCCCTTCTCGGCGGTGGGGTCGCCGACCGGCATGAGCGGCGCGACCTGTGCGACGGCCCAGGGGCTCAGGCGCTTGTGCAGCTCCCAGCGCTGCGGCGCGCGCAGCAGCCACCCGTCGGAGTCGTAGGCGTAGCGCAGTGCCGGGAAGGTGCGCCCGAGCACGGCCTCGGCCAGGGGCTGGTCGAGCCCGGCGTTGGGGTCGAAGGCGTGGGCGCCGATCACCTGGCGCACGCCGGCCCAGCGCGGAGGCTCGACGATCTGCAGCTCGGGGTCGCCCTCGCCGGGGTCGCCGGGCGCGAGCGGCGGCAGCGGGAAGCCGTCGGCCATCATCAGGCAGGGGTCGGACGGGACCTGGACCTGTCCGACCACGGTGACGGCCTTGCGGGCGGAGGTGAGCAGCATCCGCTCCAGCTCCTCGCCGCGGTCCTCGCCGGCGGTGAGGGTGGCCCAGGCGTCCCGGAGCTCGAGCACGGCGTGCGCGACGCCGGTGTGCCCGCCGGCGGCCAGCTGCACCAGGTGGTGCACGCGGGCGGTCATGGTGTCGTGCCGCGAGCCGGCGTCGGCGCGGGTGAGCTCGTCGGCGGCCTGGAGCCGCGCCGAGGTGATGTCGGCGCACTCGGGGCGCCAGTCGTCCAGCAACTGGTCGAGCAGCGCCTCGCCGCTGGAGCGGTCGGCGGCCGCGGGGCCGGCCAGGGTGGCGCCCTCGGTGAGCCCCTCGACCCAGGCGGGCGGCAGGTCGGGGAACTCGTCGGGCTTGGGCGGCTTGTCGCTGACGGCGCCCGTGGGGTCGTACCAGGCGTAGGGCTGGCCGGCGCCCTTGTGCGGGGACGGCGCGACGACGGCGTAGCGGTGGTGGCGCTGGATGATCTCGACGTCGCTGGTGGTGCCGGTGTCGAGCTTGGTGGCGTAGCGCCGTACCGGGACCCGGAAGAAGTAGATCCGGCTCGGGCCGCCCGGCTCCCGCGCGGTGCTCGACCAGGTCGCCGGCAGGGGACCCCAGCGCTGCAGGAAGTGGCCCAGGGTCTCGGCGCCGTGCTTCTGCACCGTTCCCTTGAGGTACTGGTCGACGTCGATTCCGATGACGTCCTCGGGCATCCGCAGGGCGATCGAGTGGTGCGGGAAGTGAGCGACCCAGTCGACCAGGTCCATCGGGCCGGTGTCGCGCCCGTCGGCGCCGGTGAACCCGACCGGCGGGGGGGTCTTGGTCGCGGCCGGCACGGGCAGGATGCAGGGCCAGCCGGCCAAGGCGTAGTCGGCGACGTGCTCGGCGAAGGTGCGGGGTGCCTCGGTCATGAGGTGGCGTTTGCTCCCTTGGGACGTGGGCGGAGGATCAGGCGTCGTGGTGCGGGAGGCCGAGCAGCGTGCGGATCTGCGAGCGGTTGGTCTGGTCGCTGACCTCGTGGCCGAGGCTCCGGGCGTACTTGCGCCACTCCTCGACACCGGCGTCAGCAGCCGGCGGGCGGTGGCCCATCTCTGCGGCGTTGGCCGCCGGCACCATGGGCCCCGCGCCGCAGACGTGCCGCTCGAGCAGGTCCTGGTCGGCGAAGTAGCGCTCACACAGCCCGCACTGCACCGCCCCCGGGCCGCCGGGCTTCTCGTCCTCGACCGGCTCCCCGGCCGACGCCTCGGGCGCGCGCCACCGGCCGATGGTCTGGCGTACCGTGTTGGCCAGCTTGCTGGTCGAGGGCTTCACGATGGCCTCGATCTCCTCGACCAGCTGGACGAGCACCTCGTGCTTGGCCTGGAGGTCGTCCAGCGACTCGCGCAGCCAGTCGGGCGCCTGCTCCTCGTCCTTGTCCTCCTGGAGGGCGCCGACCAGCTGGCGCAGCGACGCGGCGATCGACTCCAGCGGGTCGGCCCTCTCGGCGTTGACCTCGTCCAGGATCTGCTGCTCCCAGGGAGCCATCCCGTTCTCGGTCTCGTCCTCGTCGGGCTCGCGCATCGCGAGGAACTGCTCGGGGGTGGGGGTCATGGTCATCGGTTCTCCTTGGGGTGGGTCTCGCGGATGTGGCGCTTCTTGTCGCCGAGGACGACGAAGCGCTGGGGGCAAAGCGGGCAGCCGAAGCGGCCCTCGGGCACGGCAGGACGGGGCGTCACTGGATGGGGTCCTCGGCCTCCACGGCGATGAGGTGCTGGACCAGGTCGGCGGGCACATCGATGACGGCCTCGGGCTCGAACGGGTCCCAGCCCTCGACGGGGATCCGCAACTTGACCTTGACCACGATGCAGCCGGGCTGCGGGTCCTCGGGCTTGCGCTGCGTGACCGCGACGACCTTGGCCTCGGACGCGCTGTAGGTGCTGGTCCGGGCGAGACGGACCTGGAGGTACGCGGTCGCCTCGGCGGGGTTGGGCTTGTTGCTCATCGGGTCTCCTTGGGGTGGGTCGATCGGCTGTGGAGCAGGCCAGGTCCGCGTACGGTCCTGGGCGTGACGAAGTGGATGGACGAGATCGGTCCGGTGGGCCCCATGCAGGAGCCGCGCCTGAACCCCAGTGACTTGGACTGGTGGTGGCAGTACGGCTTCGACGGGTTCGTCGGCGGTTTCATTGGCGCGGCCGTAACCGGGCTGGCGGTGTGGCTCACCCTTAGGGCGCAGCGAGGCCAACTGACCGCCACCTTGGAACACGAACGCGAGCAGCTCGCAGCCACGTTCGCCCATGAGCGCGAACAGTCACGGAAGACCGAGCTGCGGCAATCCGTGGTGGCACTCCAGGCCGTCGCGACGCGCAGCATGTTCATGGTGCCTAGCCACGACGAGGCCCCGGGATGGGACGAGTGGGCAAGCGAACTCAGCCGCGCATTCATGCTGGTGAGCGCAAATTCCCGTGGGCTCGCCCCAGCGCTGCACCGGGACATCGATAAGGCGTACTCACTGCTGTACGTCGGCGATACCAATGGAACGGCCAATGCGAAGCAAAGTGCCAAACAATTGAGCGCGATCGCATCCGTATGGCTTGAGGACCCCGAGGGGTATGAGGAGGTAGACGGCATAGCTTGATCGCCGGTCATCGGGTCCAGTCCTTGCTGAGCGGGTCGGGAATCCCGCCGTCGTTGCAGGCGGCGAAGAGTGCGTGGCGGGCCGCGTCCTTGGCGTGGCGCATGCCCTTGGTGGCCTCGAGCAGGCCGGCGATCTCGAGGCGGGCGTCGGTGGCCCAGGGCTTCACCTGGGAGGCCGAGCGCTGGAGGAACCGGCCGCCGAGCCGGCCCTTCTCGGTGGAGTCGTAGTCCTCGAAGGCCAGCCCGAGGGCGCCGACCATGTCGCGGGTGATGGCGCCCGGCTCGGCGCTCTTCATCGACGACCGGCCGACGACGAACCGCTCGACCTGGACCAGCGTCGGGGTGGCGTAGGCCGAGCCGAGCAGCGCGCTGAACACCTCGGCGGCGATGCCGTGTGAGCACTGCACGACCTCGACGCCGACCAGGCGGCCGTCGACGAACCGCAGCTCGACCATGCCCGGGACCGGGCCGGGGTCGACCCCGATGACGCGACGCTCAGCCACGGTCGCCTCCTCGCTGCGTGGGCAGCAGCCCCGCGGTGAAGACGTGCCAGCGTTCGGGGCCGGCGCCGAACTCGATGCACGCCTGCCCGAGGCGCCAGGTGGAGCGCAGCCGCCGCACCTGGTGACGACGCCGGTTCAGGCGCGCGGCCTTCGCCGCCGCGGTGACGGCCTCGGCGTGGGTGTCGTGGGAGCCGATCCACAGCGCGATCACAGGACCCTCGCTACGAAGTTGGCGAAGGTGTTCGTGTAGCCGTCGAGCACCCCGAAGGCGATGACCAGCGCACCGAGGACCTCGAGCAGGCGCGTCACGAGCTCGCCCCCGTCAGCTGCGGGACCTGCTCGTCGGCGTGCACGACCTTGCGGTGCGCCGTCATGCCGTCGGCGAGGGTGCCGCTTGCGGTCCGCTGCACCGGGCAGCCGCACAGCGGGCAGATCTCCACTCCCTGCGGGTCGCGCTCGAACCAAGCACTCATGACGCGGCCTGTGCGCGGGTGCGCTCCGTCGCCTGGTCGTGGACCTGGTCCATGTGGGCGTCGAACAGGGTCGCGTCGGGCAGCTCGAGGTTGCACTGCACGTGTGCCGCCTCGCCCCCGAGCTTCGCGTCCCAGTGGCTCCCCTCGCGGGCGACCTGACCCTCGCGCAGTCCGTTGCTCCGGAGCTCGGTGAGCAGGCGCTTCTCGACCAGGCGGCAGTAGCCCTTGAACTCGCCGGCCCGGGTCGTGCCCCGGCCGCCCCATGGCTTGATGGTCTTCATGCGCTCTTCCTCTCGGTCGTGGTGCCGCCGAGCAGCTCGGCGACGATGCGGGGGTCCTGGACCAGGTCGGCCAGCTGGCCGGCGCGCTCGCGCAGCACGGCGCGCACGCGGGTGTCGATGGTGTTGCGGGCGACGACGTCGATGACCTCGGTGCCGTGGGTGGCTTCCATGTCGCCCTCGCCGCGGTCCTCGGCCTGGACGGACTCGACGAGCGACCAGGGGCGCTGCAGGAACAGGAGCGTCCCGGCGGCCGAGAGGGTGATGCCCGTGCCCCCGGCGCCGGTCGTGGCGCAGATCAGGTTGAGGTCGCCGTGCTGGAAGCTGCGGATCGTCTCGGTGCGCACGCCCTGGGCCTGGCCACCGACGATGTAGCCAACCCGGTGGCCGGCCTTCTCGGCTGCGGCGCCGGCCAGCATGATCAGCTGCCGCGACGGCGCGAAGACCACGACCTTCTCGCCCGGCCGCTCGTCGAGCACCTCGAGCAGCGCGTCGACCTTCCACGAGGGGGCCTCGAGCGTCACCTCGGTGTGCACCTTCGGCATGCCGTCGGGGCCGAGCTCGTTCTCGTCGACCGTGGTGACGACGTTCGCCGGCGCGGAGGCCAGCTGGGAGAGCCGGGTCAGCTGCGCCAGCACGCTCATCACCGACATCTCGGAGCCGTCGGGCAGCTCGGCGAGCATCTGCGACTCCATGTCGTCGTACGCCTTGCGCCACTTCGCAGGCAGGTCGACGGTGCGCACGCTGTAGGTCTTGGGCGGCAGCTGGCCCATGACGTCGGCGCGCGCGATGCGGCGGTGCTGGCCGAGCAGCGTCAGGCGGAACTCCGGCTCGGCATGACGCGCCAGGCCGAGGATCTCGTCCCCGTAATCGCCCGGCAACGTCTGGCAGTAGCGGTTGACCCAACGCTCGCGGCTCGGCCAGGCGTGCGGCTCGAGGCAGCGCAGCGCCGGCCAGAGGTCGCCGGGGTGGTGGGTGATCGGGGTGCCCGACAGCGCGACGAAGGTAGTGACGTCGCGGGCCAGGCGCTGCACGGACTTGGTGCGGCCGGCGTGCGGGTTCTTCACGAAGTGGGACTCGTCGACCACCAGGCTGCGCGCGTCGAGGTCGAGCAGCGCGCTGCCCTTCGCGATGACGGGCGTGTCTTGGCGGGCGGTGTCGTAGCTGGTGACGTAGACGTCGGCGGTGCCCGCGAGCGCGTGGCGCTTCTTCGGGGTGCCGCGCCAGGCGACGGCCTTCCAGTAGGGCGCCCACGCGTTGAAGGCCTCGACCCACGGGTCGACGACCGAGGCAGGGCAGACGACCAGGATCGGGAGGCCGCCGAGGTGGCCAGGCCCGGAGCGCAGCGCCAGGCCGAGGATGGTGGTGATGGTCTTGCCGGTGCGTGGCTCGTCGAAGATCAGCTGACGGCCCGTGCGGGCGATCTCGCGGGCGCCGTCGACCTGGTAGGGCCGCGGCACCAGCCCCGCGGGCAGCTCGATGTCGAGCGGCTCGTCGACGGGCAGCGCGGTGGTGCGCGCCAGCGTCTGGGCGGTGATCCACTCGCAGAGTCGCGGGCCGGGCACGAAGTTGGTGCCGAAGGTGGCCGAGAGCTGCACGACGGCTGCCCATGTGAGCGGGGTGCGCAGGGCCCCGGCCGGTTCGGTGGTGGAGAAGAGCGGGGTCAGCAGCTTGAGCCGCTTGGCCGCTCGGGCGACGCCCTCGTGCGTGGGGTCGCCGACCGAGCCGGCCACCAGGATCAGGTCCTGGCAGCCGGCGTCGGTCTCCGCGTGGATGGCAGTCACTGACCCGCGGGCGCCTGTCCGCCACCGGTGAGCTGGGCCAGCAGCTGCTGCTGCTCCGGGCTCAGACCCGCGGGCGCCTGCGGTGCCGGCTGGGCCACCGCCTGCTGCACGGGCTGGGCCTGGGGCTGCTCGGACCACGCCGGCTGGGCCTGCACCGGCTGCTGGTAGGTCTGCTCCGGGGCGGGCTGGGCCTGCGGCTGCGGAGCCAGGGCGGCCTGCTGGACCGGGACCTGCTGCTGGACGGGCGCCGGGGAAGGAGCCCCCGTGCCAGCCGGCGGCGTGTAGCGGACCTGCACGATGTTCGCCGGGTTCATCCCCGCGCCGGTGTTGCGACGCTGGACCAGCGTCACCTCGATGACCGCGCCGGCCGTCGGGGATCCCGAGCAGCCCGCCTCGGCCATCGCGCGCACCAGCTCGTCGCGGGCCTGGCCCTTGACGAACCAGCTCGCCTCCCCGTCGGGGAACTCCGCGCTGGGCTGCAGCTTGAGCGGGACCTTCATCGCGAACTTGGGGCGGCCGTCCTTGTAGAAGAGCGGCGCCTGGGTCCGGAAGTCGGTCTGCTGCTGCACGTCGGCGTTGGTGACGTCGCGCGCCACGATGCCGGCGTACGACGTCCCGATCGGCTTGGGCTGGTTGGTGTTCTTGTCCGTCCAGCTCAGCGACGGCCCACCGCCCACGGACGGCTGGTTGTAGAAGTCGTCGATGCTGCCCTGGGCGAGCGGCTGCGTCGGCGCCTGGGGCGCCTGCGGGGCGCCGTACTGCTGGGGCTGCGGCGGGTAGGCCTGGGCCGGGGCGGCGGGGTACTGCGCCGGGTAGGGCTGCTGGACCGGCTGCTGCGGGTAGCCCTGGACGGGCGGCTGGGGGTACTGCGGGGCGTACGGCTGCTGCGACATGCGGTGCTCCTGGTGACATGGAAGGTGAGGTGGAGTGGTGCCGGCACAAGTGCTGGGTGTCGGCGGCCGACGCGGGACTAGCCCGGGCCGGAGCTCTTGGTGCTGCCGGGGCAACCAGGGCCCCCGTCGCGCGCGGACTGCGGGCGGTAGAACGGGCAGAAGTAGCACTCGTCCGAGTCGGGCGTGGCCGGGATCTGCTCGAAGGTGAGCCGGCCGCCCATGAGATCGTCGGCCTGGTGCTTGCGGCGGTCGGTGTCGCCGAAGACCGTGGTGAGCAGCTCGACGTTCTCGGGCGCGACCTGGCCGGTCTCGTCGAGGAAGCGGCGGTCCCAGACGTAGAGCCCGTCGAGGCTGCCCGCGGTGGCCGGGTAGGCGGCGATCGCGATGCGCCGCACGGGCAGGCCGAGCAGGTGGTAGCCGAGCCCGTAGAGGAGCAGCTGTACGACGTACTTGCGCGGCGGGTCCTTGCGGATCTTTGCCATGGACGACTCGCCGAGGAACTTGTGGTCGACGACGGCCTGCTCGAGCGCGTCGTAGAGGTCGGCGGTGCCGGGGTGGTCGGGGTGCGGAGTGACGCGCTGCTCGGCGATCCAGCGCAGCAGGCCGGTGCGGTCGTTGTCGGCGACGAAGGCGTCCGCGGCCCAGGCGTGCAGCGCGGTGCCGCGGATCGAGGGCCAGGGGTCCACGACGTGGTTGGTGTAGGGCAGCGCTGCGATCTTGCCTGCCACCTGGCGGTCGCACTCGACACCGAGCTCGGAGGGCCCGAGGTGCTGCTGCAGCGTGCGCGGCGCCTGCGCGGCCTGCTCCATGAACACCCGGCGCAGCTCGGCGGCGTACCGGCTGCCCCACGGCGAGGACCCGCCGACCGCCTTGGGCGCGGTCGACATGAACTCGGCAGGGCTGATCGGGTCGGTGACGGTCACGGGGTCACCTGCGGACGTACAGTCCCGGCATGACGAACGCCGCCCGCGAACTCGCGGACCTTCTGGAGACACTCTGTCCGGCTCCGACGGGGGAATCGGTTTTCGCGACGAGGGAGCGCGAACTGACGTCCAGCGGAACGGTCGACTTCGACGAGCTCGACTTCTGGCGCCACCAGGGGGACCTGCACCGCGCAGTTGAACGCTTCGAGGCCCTGATGGATCACCTCGCGAAGTCGGGTCGTTCGGTCGAGTCCTATCGGAAGGATGTGGCGAACTACTACGCGTACGTCTGGATGCCCAGGACGCGCTGGTTCGTGCCGGAGGCCCGCGAGCAGGGTGAGTTCATCGGGGAGGATGAACTTGTACGACTGCGTCTGGTAGCAGACGTAGTGGACGCGCTGGGTGAATCGGCCGTCCTGCAGGCGAGTCGGATGCAGGACGTCCTCCAACGACTGATCGAGCTCCGCGATCTGGTCGAGTCCATCGACTCCCAGGACATGGCACGACAGCACCTTCTCTGGCAGATCGACCTGGCCCTCAAGATGGCGGGCGCAGTGGGTCACTTCGGTGAGACCGCCGCGTCTGAATCCGTTGCCACGGTCGTTGAGGAGGCAGCGGCCTACGCGGAATCCGACGACCTGGAGGAACCCACGAGGTCGCGACTGCGCACAGCCACGCGTGAGGTTGCGATTTCTGCGTTCGGCCGCGTGATGGCACAAGGTGCGCTCGAGGGCGGGGAAGCCGTGATCAAGGCGATCGGGCTGGGCTAGAGCCGGAGCTGGTGCGAACGTCCTCACGACCCCGCCTTGAGCGTCCAGCTGCCGCCCTGGACGGCGTAGCGGACGTAGGTCTCGGGGTCCTCGGCCTTGAAGCGCTTGGAGTCGAAGCGCCAGGTCTCGCTGTAGGACAGCCGCAGCTTGGGGCCGTCGGGACCGACGAGCTCGATCTTGCGGGCCGCGGGACCGGCGGCGTTGGTCAGCTCGACCTTGAGCGCGTCGGTGATGGTCTTCAGCTCGGCGGCTGCCGCGTCCGCCGCCGCCTTCTTGTCGGCGTAGGCGGCGTGCAGCTGCGAGAGGCGGTCGTTGCTGCCGGCCGGGACCTCCACGGGAGGCGGGTCGGTGGGCTGCAGGGTGGGCGGGTTACTCATCGTCGGCTCCTGGTGCGCAGTCGGGGTGGATGGCCTTGCCACGGCGGATCACGTAGCGGGCGTTGATCTGGATCGGCTGGTCGCAGCGGTCGCAGATGGTGAAGTGCTTGGCACGGGGCATCAGGACGCCTCCTGCTGAGCGAGGCCGAGGTAGCGCTCGGGCTTCGTGATGCCGGCCCGGTCCTGGATGTCGAGGAGAGACCAGCCGTCCGCTCGCGCTCGTCGCACGATCTCGACGCGGTCGTCCTTGGTGAGCGGCGCCGTGCGGTCGCCGCTGAGCCTGCGCAGCACTGCCGCCTCGTCGTAGTCGTCCGCGTCGGCCGAGGTGTCGACGACTTCGAGCGCGTCGTCGGGCAGCGGCAGCGCGGAGCCGATGTGGATTCGGCCGTTGATTCGCAGGGGCTTGGCCCAGCCGCGCGCGCTGGCGAGGTTGCGGGCCCGCGACGCGGCGATCCTGTCGCGCCACTCGTCCTCGGGCGGTGCCTGGTCGACCAGCGCGAGGTAGAGACTGTGCACGGCCTTCGCGGTCCGCACCGTGACCTCACGCTGGGTGCCGTTGACCACCGGGTTGAAGTTTCCGGGGGTCCAGCCGAGCCGCGTGCCCAGCTTGGACATCGACCACCCGAGAGCCACCAGCGCCTGCAGGCGCCGCGCGGTGTCGGTGGTAGCGACCTTCGCGCCGTCGGCGAGATCGAGCTCCACCGCCAGGATCCGGTCCGCCGTTGCAGGGCGCAGGCGCTTCTGCGGCGGTCGTCGGGTGCCGTCGACGCGGGGGCAGCCGTACAGCAGCTTCCAGATGACCCCGGACGAGAGGTCGGCAACGGCGCAGATCCGCTTGAGTCCCATGCCTGCAGCCATGAGACGCCGCACGTGGATGCGCGCCGGCTCGGCGTCGACCAGCCCGTTCCAGCGACCGTAGGCGTGCTGTCGCACCCTCTCGGTCTCGTAGACGGAGACTGCGACGCAGCACGGCTCACACCGGCACGCGTCGAGGGTGTAGCAGGCGTAGGTGCCGTGCTGGTGGTTGGCCTGCTTGTGCAGGCAGGGCTTGGGGGTCCGATCGACAGCGGCAAGCCGGGCCTGGCCGCGCTCGGCGGCTGCGGCCTTTGCCAGCCAGCGGGAGCAGGAGTGGCGGCGCTTGGCGTGCGACGCCTTGGCGGCGGTGTCGTAGGTGCCCGTCCAGGAGCAGGTCCGGCACGTGCGCCGGTACGCACCGCGCTTCACGGAGCGCGTCATGACGCTGCCTTGCGGAGGATCCGGCGGCGCTCGGCGGCGGACCTCCCGCCCCAGATGCCGTAGGGCTCCTGGCGGTCGAGGGCGTGGTCCAGGCACGGGGTGACGACCGGGCACCGGGCGCAGACGGCCTTGAGCGCGGCTGGGTTGCCTCCCTGCTCGGGGAACATGCCGTCGGGGTCGACCTGGGCGCACATCGCCGAGCTGATCCACGCCGGCGGGAGCGGCAGCCCGTGGATGTCGACGCTGGGCTCACCCGCCGTCTGGACGCTGCGGTCCTGTCGGTGGAGTGCCATCAGCAAGGCACCTCCTGCACGAGGACCGCACCGGCGGCGGGGGTCGAGGTCTCCGCCGGTGCGGTGGCAGGGGCGGCGCAGTCCGGGCACGGGACGTAGACCAGATCGCGGTCCTCGATCGTCAGCACGACGCTGGCGTCGAGGCAGCGCGGGCAGGCAGGGCTCGGCTCGTTCATCGCGCGCTCCGCGGCAGGCTGGCCATGGTGCACAGGCAGCCGACCAGCAGCGCGCCGTGGAGAAGAGCCAGCAACATCAGCTTGTCGGCGTAGGTCATCGGATATCCTTCGGTCAGTAGTTGTCGCCCCCGTCGTTGGCCTTGCACGCCGGACGGGGGCGCTGCTGTTCTGTGGAGCTAGGCGTCGACCAGGTCCTCGAACCAGGCCTCGAGCTGGGCGCGGGAGAAGAGGTAGAGCCCTCCCCCGTTGGTGCCGGTGCGCTTCCCGCGCAGGCGGCCCGCCTTGACGGCCTCTTGCAGCACGTCCACCGACACGTCGCACAGGGCGGCGGCCGACTTGAGCGTGAAGAAGAGCGGCCCGTCGTTGGCCGGCGCTGCCTTGCGCGAGGGGTGGGTCATGCGACCGCGGCCTCCCGACGGGTGGAGCCGGATGCGTTTGTCACTCGCTGCAAGCGAGAGCCATCATGGCGCTCGAAGAGCTCCTCCACGTCGCGGTCGAGCCACTTCGCGATCGTCTTGGCGAGGTCCTCGGAACAGCCCCGCATGGCGCCGGTCTCGAGCGCGGAGATGGTGGCCTGGGTGCACTTCGCCAGGGCGGCGAGGTCGTACTGGGTGTAGCCGGCGCGCTTGCGAGCCGTCACCAGCGTCTTGTTCTCCAGCACTCGCATCCACGTGCTCCTGTCGAATCGCTTCTTCGGCCTGCGCTTGGTGTTCATCTTCGACCCCCCTTGGTTGGTTTGACAAGTGAAGTCTGCTCCAATCCCCATTCTATTGTCAAGGCTCGCGGCCAAAGGTCCAGGTCAGAGGCTCAGTTTCAGGATTCACTTATCCTGAAAAATGTTCTGGTGGTTCGCACCAGTGAGAACACTTCCCGGAGGATCTTCCGCATGACCGACGAGGCGATGACGCTGCAGCAGATCGCGCAGCTCGCCGTCGACCGCAACGGCGGTGCGGGCGGCCGTGCGTTGGACCGCGTCGCGAAGTCGAAGGGCCTCACGCTCTCCTACACGACGGTCGACAAGATCATCGCCGGCACCTACCGATCGACGCCCAAGGCGTCGACACTCGACGCGCTGTCGGTGCTTGCCGGCGTGCCTGCCGCCCAGGTCTACAAGGCCGCCGAGCGTCCAGTGCCGCGGGCGAAGCTCGCCGACCAACTACCCGAAGGGGCCGACTCGCTGACGCCCCAGCAGCGCGAGGTCGTGCTAGGCCTGGTGCGCCAGTTCGTCCAGGCGAACGAGGTCCTGACCAGCGCTCGCAACCTAGTAGTGCACGGCGTCTCCGGCACTGGCCTCGAGGACAGGCTGCGGATCCTTCTCCACGCCCTGCACGAAGAGAGCAGCCCCCGCGTGCCAGCCGACGTCTTCTACACCGCCAACTACGACGCCCTCCTGGAGGCGATCTTCGATGGCGCGAACATCCCGGACGAGAGGGAGCTGAAGTTCGGCACGTACGGCATGCCCGACGAAGACCGGCACGACGACACTCCCGACGATCCGCGCTTCCACTACGACTCACTGGCTGACGCCGCGCGCACCACCGGCAAGCCCTCGGCCGGCCAGCAGCGCCGCAAGGACGCCGAGCAGGCTGGCGAGCCGCCGGCCGACGACCCCGATGACGTGGAGCCCCGATGAAAGCCATGCTCGCGCTGCTGACCGCCGGAGTGCTTGTGATCGCTGCCGTGGCTGTCTACGCCGTCTTCATCCGGGACCCGGAGCGCGACAAGGCGGAGTCCTACTTCAGCCACTACCTCGACACGTGCGACGAGGCGGAGGCCGATCAGTCCAACCTGAGCCTCAACGAGCAGCTCGCCACCCCGCCGGACTTCGAGTGCGACCGCAGCGTCGACGAGCTGCTGGACATGTGGGAGGACGAGAACCGGCCCAAGCCCTCGGAGATCGCAGCCCACCCGACGCCCCGCTGATCGAAGTCGGTGTCGGCGGCGCCACCTAGCGTCCCCGCCATGCAACGCACGCCTTCCCCGCGCCAGCACCACCCCTGGCGAGTCTTCTCCACGCTGACCGAGTGGAAGCTCGAGTGGACCGACGACCTGCCGGCCGGGACGCTCGGCAGGACCGAGTTCGACGCGAAGCGCGTGCTGCTCGCCAACGGCATGGACCAGGCCGAGCGCCGGTGCACGATCGCGCACGAGACCCAGCACATCCTGCGCGGGCCCTACCCGGCCCACCGCCGGCTGTACGAGGAGCTGACCATCGACCGGAAGGTGTCACGCCTGCTCATCCCCTCGGTGAGGAAGATCGGGCACGCCCTGGCGTTCCACCGCGCCGACGTCGAGCAGGCCGCCGACGAGCTCTGGGTTGACGAGCCGATCCTGAACGTCCGGCTCAGTAGTCTGGCGCCGCGCGAGCGGGCCTACATGGCCGAGCAGATGGCCACGATCCTGGTGTAGTGCTACTCGGGCGGCGTGCCGATCGACGGTGCGTCGTAGGTCTGGACCTCGTCGTACTGGATCTCGATGTTGTGCGCAGGACTCACCCACACCGCTCTAGTACCGGCGTCCGAGACGTTGCTGAGGCTGACGTTCAGCCAGACCCCGCCCTTCGACGCGAAGGCATTCGTGAGGAGCGTCCGCAGCTCGTCGAGGTCCTTGTCGCCCAGCTCGTACACGTCGTCATTGATCTTCATGTGGCCCATGGCCCTCACCGTATCCGCCACTCAGGCCGGCTGGCCGTACTGCAGCGCCGAAGCGACGAGCTCGACCGCCTCAAGCTTGGGCGCGCGGTGGATGCGCCGGTACTCCCCCGACTGCGCAGCTGTCGAGTGCCCGAGCAGCGACTTGATGACCTCGGGGTCGACGCCGGCCTCGCCGAGCTGTGTGGCGGTGACGTTGCGGCACTCGTGGATCTTGAAGTAGCGCCCAGCCGGGTGGCCCACCGGCACGGGCCCGAGCTCGGTGCGGTCGTCGTACGTCGCCAGCGCCGCGGCGCCCTGGATCGCGTACCACTCGGCGAGGTCGCTCTTGTCGTTCGCCGGGCGACCCGACGCAGCTGGGAAGACGAGCCCCCAGGGGTTCGCCGGCCGCTGCTCGAGCCACGCGCGCATCGCGGTCTCGAAGGCGGGCGTCATCGGCAGGACCCGCACCCCGGCCTTCGACTTGGGTCGCACCAGGTGCCAAGAGTCGACGAGCTGGCGGGCGTCGTAGCCGTCGGGCACCCGGAAGCCCGACGTGCGGTCGCGGGCGACGTTGTAGGGCAGGTTGTCTAGCTGCCACTCGAGGCGGATCTCGTGGGCGTCGAAGTCGACGTAGTCCTCGGTGAGGCCGAGCACCTCGCCCTGGCGGGGGCCGTAGAGCAGCGCCATGGCCCAGCGCACCCCGTGGGGCAGGTCTGCGGCGACGCGCAGGCAGGCGACGGACTCGGGCAGGGTGAGGTCCATGCGGTCGCTCTGGGCGGTCTTGGGCGCCGGGACGAGCAGCACGCGCTGCGGCACCTGGTGGCCTTCGACGATCGCGGCCCGCAGCAGGTTGAGCAGCGTGCGGTGGGTGGCGGCCGCGGTGGCCTCCTTGCGGCCGGCCTGGCGCTGGGCGTCGGCGACCGCGCGGAGGTCGGCCGGGGTCAGGGTCTCCAGGCGCTTGTGCCCGATGGTCGGGATGATCCACCGACGTACCGGCGAGGCGGCGGCGTTGTACCCGCGGGGCGCGAGGGTGCGCTTCTTGATGTCCAGCCACGCCAGTGCCCACTGCTTGACCGTCGTGCGCGCCGACTGGGTCGGGGTGCCGCTGGCCTCGATTGCCAGGCGCTTGTCGCGCAGCTTCTTCACCACGGCGGCGCGATCCACCTTGGGCTTGCCGGTCGACTTCACTGACACCGTGATGCGCCGGCGCGTCCCGGCCGCGGTCTCCCCCACCTCGATGGTGGCGATCCAGCGGCGGTCGCTCTGGCGCTGGTAGACGCTGCCTTCGCCGTACTCGCGCCGCTTCGCCAT